AATTTTTCAAGTTTTTATTAAGTTTTTGAAAAGCATAAAAGTTGAGTCACATTTTAATCACTAGAAAACCTTAACAAATGAATCTTCCTTGCGAACTCATTGACATCATTTATGAGTATGATGGTCGGTATAAGCGAATTATGAGTGAATGCTTTGAAGTCATTGATTTTCGGGTAAATCGCACAAAACCATACAATAAATCTAAAACCCAAGTCAGTTTCTTTGATTCTATCAATTATCAATTAAATCAGCGTAATCATCATAAAATGGGTAAATTACTCCAAAAACTCATCAGGATTCAAAATCTCTAAAAATCCCTTACGAAACTTCTTATATTTATCAGCCGTATTCATATCCACAAGAAGAGGGACAAACTTGGTGTCAGTTGAGTATTCATACATATTCATTATTTGCTCCTGTTCCAATCCCATACCGAACTCGCTCATTATCATTTTTATTTCTCGTTTGCCTGACCCTAGTTTAAGAATGACCATATACGAACAATTTTTGCGTATCATAGTTGGTATGTGATAATAGGATTGAGAAATGAAAATACAACTGACATTAAACTTTCTTGCTCTTATGTAATAGTTTTCTACCATTTCAAGAGACTTGGCGAGGACTAAATCGTCCCATATCACAAGGTGATTCTCTTCTTTGTCAAACTTATCTAATGGAGGAGTATTGCTTAATCCTTCCTTAATCTGTATATTTTCTGCTTTCAGTTTTAGGAAATTGTATAAGGGTTCATCAGCTACTCTTGTTAAAATAGTAATAGATGCGAATGTGCCTCGTCCTTTGCTAAACAAAGAAATTAAGTTTAAAAGAAAATTGGTTTTTCCCGAGCCAGACGGAGCAACAATACACATACGAAAAGGCAGGTCTATTTGGTGTAACGGTTTATTTGGGTTGTCCGCTCTTGGTAATAACTCTTTGGGCATTACTTCATAAAAGTTAATCATTTTCGCCATATAGTATAACATTCTAAAAATATTTTATGTTTTAATTATATATGAGCATCGTTTCCCCTCCTGATTGTAATACTCCAATTTTTAATCCAAGTTGTTTTGAAACAGGCGATTCAGCATCGGGTAATTATGTAGAGTTTCCAATTGCTCAAGGCAATACGATTAATGCGGGAGTTCAGGTAAATGGTCTATTGAAAGTGGCTTCCAGTGGTATTCAATCTACTTCTACAACACCCATTAACATCGGGACAAATACTTCTTTTACACCAACCAACATCAATATTGGTCAAGCCGACACTAATCTTAATCTTAATGGTTCTAACATTGATATAAACACTAACGGGACGGGGTCTATCGTTATTGGAACAGAATACATTGTGGGTTCAGGTGGTAATAATGTCTATATAGGACGAAATGATGGTGTAGAAGACGGCTCAACTCTTACTTTAAGAGGTTTGTTAAACCTTACCAATGGAACTGGACTATCAGGACAGGTTTTAACAAGTGGCGGTGCTTTGGGTAATTTGGCTTGGGCATCGGGCGGAGGAGGAGGAGGAGGAACTACGGTTCAAACAGGAGAAACATTAGTTGGGGCAGGACTGGGTATGACTAGTGTAACGGGCACTATAACCTATGTATCCCCCTATGCTTCAAAACCTGTAATCCAATTGACCTATAATCTTAACGGAACAGGAACTACTATTATACCTGTTGCGGTATCAAACCATACACAATTTCCAGCGGGGACTTATACAGGTTTTAATTGGATTGCTGGAGCTACCTCAACAACAGGAAGTATTTCTTGGTATGCGACGCTTTAAAAAATATAATTACATAGTATATGAGTTCTACTGCTTCAAATACAATTGCGACAAACACTATTGATACGATTACGGCAACATCAATGGCTGTAGGTAATAGTCAAGCAACGAATGTTATTTTAGGCAATGGCTCTTCTACGGTTACCAGAGCAACGACACAATTAGTGGTTCAAACAGGAGCAACGACTTCCCCGACTCAATATGTATCCATTACGGCTGGAGCAACTCCTCAAATCTCTATTAGTGGAACTGTAGGAACGGCAGGACAGGTTTTAACAAGTGGTGGAGCGAGTGCTATCAATTGGGCAACTCCCGTTGCTTTTGCTAGTGGGGCTATTACAACAATCGCAAACCAAGTCTTAACGGCTTATGTATTTCCTACTCCTATTGAAAAAACGGCTTCTCCCAATGCTCCTCTCATTCTTCTTACAGGTGAAAATGGAGGGGCAAACTTGCTTGTTCAATTATCAGTCGGCATTATATCAGGTAATGCGACACAATGGACAGGGTTTAGTTATATCACAAGTGGTTCGGGACTAACTAAAATTAGTTGGATTGCTATCAATCAATAAAATCTATACCTAATGTATGAGTGTTGTTTTACCGCCTTTAATAACGAATGATGGTGGTGCTGCTACTAATTTTTTACAATCTCCTACTATTCAAAATCCACAATTAACCTCTACCAATACTAACTTTTTAGCAACAACGGCACAGGTAAAAACCGCCATTCCTACACCAAATAGTGCTAGTGAATTGGTCACAAATGTAGCACAAACAATTACGGGTAGTTTGACACTAACTGGAACTTCTAACCGAATAAATCTTATTGATAACGCTGGAACTGTTCAAATAGGTTCTTCTACTAATAATATTTCACTTGGAGCATCAACATCAAATGTTTCTATTTTAAATGTTACTATTTGGACTCCCGCATTTCCTAACCCGTTTCTTACAAATAATGTGACTACGGGTGGAACTGCTGGATTTAAAGTTGGGAGAGGATTTAGGCAAGGAAGTGCTGATTTAACTGGTGTTACTAGTCTTGCGATTGCTATTTCTGCTACGGTATTTACGAGTGCTCCTACGGTGATTCTAACACCCTATTCTACAGGAACTACTCCATTGGCTTATTCTACTTATTGGGTAACGGCTGTAACTACTACTAGTTTTACTATCAATAGCTCCACAACTGGAAGACGATTCCATTATATATTATTAGGCCCTTGTTAAAATATCATACTAATATATGGCTTCCCAAATAAATAATATAACAAGCGGGGGAACAACATTAATTGAAGGCGATTGTCCAAGAACAAATACAACTCCTACTCTTCTTGATAATACTACAACCGCTATAACAACTAGTTATTTAACAAACTTATCAACTCAATCCACTTTACCATTATCTACCCCTACGGCAAGTAATTTAACATTTGCTACTGCTGGTAGAATTGCGAGTAATTTAGTAATAGCAACTGGTAGTGATTATGTAACATTTACAGGAGCTAATATCAATATAGGCTCTTCGGCAACGATACCTCAATTTATATGGGGAACTAGAATATATCCAAGCAATTTATACAGTAGATGGAATGTGGGTATTAATTACTGTAAAGTAGTTGGGGGGTTATTTACTTTAGCATCAGGGACAACCATTACTGTTCCTACAGCAAGTGCTTTTTCCGTAAATGATGCTGTTAGTCCAGTCCTTATGTTCGCAACTCCTACGACATCGGGTGTAACAATGGGCGTAAATCCTTTATCTGTATCTACAGGAAATGTTGTCTATACTGGAGCATCAACTACATTTAATTGTGCTTTTATTGGAGCATAAAATATAAGTATAGTGTAATGACAAGTGTAATTAACGCAATAAACCATCTTATATTGACTTTTCAAAAAGTCACTGTTCCTACCGCTTCAAACGCAGATAATTCCAATTTAGTAGCAAACTCACTACATACTCGTAATTATATGTCTAGTATAGGTAAAATATTTGCTGATGGGTTCGCTTATACGATATCATCAGTAAAGACAATGCCCTTTCTTATTGTTTCAGGGCATACGCTTACAGAAGGTATTGGGACTACAGCATCAACGAGTATAGGCACATCTCTTTCTACTCAAAATAATATTGGGACAGCTACAACACCAGCCATTTATCTTGGCGGGTCACTATTAAAACTACTACCTGCTGGAACGAACGGATATAGTATCCCCGCTATATCAGGTTCAAATAATTCAAAAATACAAGCAGGTGTTGTAACAGCAAGTGATACAGGAACAACCGTTATATATCCAGTTACTTTTACAGGAGCACCCCATATTGTAGCCAATTCAAGAGGGGCTACTCCTAAATTAGTAACCATTTATCAACCATCAGGAGTATCAACATCGCAAGGATTTGGTATTGCTTGTCAAGGTGGTGGAGATGTAAATTGGTTAGCTTGTGGCCCAAGATAAAAATATACTCTTACTATAATGGAGAACCTTTTTGAAGAAAAGGAGTTTCCAATGTCACCACTAATAAGGAGTGGAGAAAGTGATAGAACAGACCAGCATAATTGGAGTGAAGATTTGGAGAAGCGTTTAGAAGCAATACAGGATAATTCAGCTCAACAAGCACTCATTAGCAAACAGGAATATTTAGACTTGATGAACCAACAGAAGTTTTTTAAAATACCCGTCATTGTTCTTTCGGGTATCAACTCCGTCTTCGCCGTAGGATTGAATGCTTATGCGAGTCAATCGGCGGTCAGTATAATTAATTGTATCTTGGCGTTTGTATGTGCTACGATAGGGTCAATAGAGTTGTATCTCAACATTACCAGAAAGATAGAAGTAAGCTTATCATCCTTCCAGTCCTTTTATCTCTTGTCTATCAAAATTAACAATACTTTGAAATTAGAGAGAGAACACAGGACAATATTAGATGGAAGAGCCTTTCTTGCTGACTGCTTGAATGAATATGAATCCCTATTTACGAACAACAATGTAAGTCCAATAAATATAAACGATAAACTGGTAATGGTCAAAATTGAAAAATAGGAAAGTAGGAAACTGGAGCAGTGTTTCAAAAGATTCTACGATGGAAAAACAAAAATTATTTTTGAAATGAAAACATATTTCATTCCAAATCTTCAAAAGTTTCAAAAGACCGCTCCAGTTTCCTACTTTCCTACTGGATATGAATATTTCTTCTAAATATTTAGAAAAAAAATTGATTTGAAAATAAAGTCTTAAGATATAGTAAGAAATGAAGAACTACCTGCCCATTCCCGATGATTGCTTTGAGATGGTTCTGGCGTATGACGGTCGCTACGACAAGTCTCGGTTGATGCCGTCTTTGCGTATCATTGATATTCGTTTAGTGGTTACGCCTGATGAATATCCCGATGAAAAGGGTAAATATTACGACTTTATTGAAAATCAAGAGCATTGTTTTCAACAGCAAAACTATCATTTCTATGTCTTAAAATCCGTCAATTACGCTTACAAAGAAGAAGCAAGGAAAATGGCGAGGAAGTATAAATTAGATGAAAAAACAGGACACATTGAAGGGGTTACCTACCAGAAGGGTGGATACAAAAAACTACATCTAACAAGAGATGACAAGAACTTTTCCAATGTATTGGGTTGTTTTAGTTTGGTAAAAGGTCAGGAACACTACATTACTATAGATAATGTCCGTTATACAAGCGAAAAGTTATGGATTGTGTTTGTAGGAACTAGGTATTGTGAGTTTGCGTTACATTTTGAAAAGTATAAAATAGATTATCCTGATGACCGATTTAATGACCCACCCCAGATATTATTCGCAGAAAAGAATGGGATTGAGATTCTAGACCCCAAGTTTCTTAAAAAGGCAAAAAGAACCAAGACGGGACAGGATTTGATAAAAAAAATGATGAAGATTTAATCCTCCTTGACATAAGTAGTGAGCATACCCTTTGATGAACCCATTTCAGTCATAGTTTCGTTAATCTCCTTATTCTTTGTGATAGTATCCGCATATTTACCCGTCAAATAAGAATGCCGAAGAGCATTGATAGCAACCTTTTTACCGTCAAAGATTTTATTCAAACGCTGGTTCAATTTAACAG